AGGCGGCGGTGGCCAAGCAAGAGGCTGAGCAGGAAGAACTGGTGTTCGACGATGCCGAGAGTGCAGACGTGGATGCGGAGGTGGAGCGGCGTGAGGCTGAGGCCGGCGAGCAGGGGAGGTAGGGACAGATGGGGGTGGCGCACAATGCGGCAGTAACCGTCGATACCTGGGAGGGGTGTTACTCCTCCCAGTGGAAAGGGCTCTGCGTGCCGGAGGCCTTTGCCCACCCGGCTAAGTACTCCAGATCCCTCATCCAACGCATCTATCAGCATGTGCGGGAGGAGGGATGGTTGGCACCGGGCGATACGGTGTGTGACCCGTTTGGCGGCGTCGGGCTCGGTGGATTGGACGCGGGGCTCCAGGGCTACCGGTGGATCGGCGTAGAACTGGAGGAACGCTTTCACGAACTGGCGCAAGCTAATATCGCTTTCTGGCAGCAACGCTATGGACAGTTACCGCAGTGGAAAAAGCCGGTGTGTCTCCAGGGGGATTCACGACAGTTACAAACAGTGCTCCAGGGGCAGGCAGACTGTTGTGTGTCGAGCCCGCCGTATGCGAATGGACTTGGGAAAGAAGAAACCTACGCAGACCATGCGAAGCGCGAGAAGGATAGTCACAGGGGCATTATGCAAGAAAAGCGTATTGCTGATCCCTACTACGGCAGCGACCCTGCCCAACTCGGCAACCTCCCTCCCGGCTCGCTCGACTGTGCGCTATCCTCCCCTCCTTATGCGAATGGGTGTGTGCATAGTGGTGGAACTGACCCACATCCAGAACATATCTTGGGGGGCGAGATACGCCACGTAGCGTATGGGCAAAGCGCAGGGCAACTCGGTGGAATGGTGGCGGGGGAACTCGATGGGGCGATTAGCTCGCCCCCATGGCAGGATAGCGATGGTCGCAATGGAGGGAGCAATATCTATGAACGGAATCAACTTCAGCGGGGACGCAATCCAGAGAATCCCTCCCTCCATGGACATCGGACTACAACGCCTTACGGAACTGCGATGGGCCAACTCGGCAATATCCAATCCGACACGTTTTGGTCAGCCGCCCGTGCTGTCGTCTCGCAGGTCTATGGCGTCCTGCGCCCTGGCGCTGCCGCCATTTGGGTCGTGAAAGCCTATGTGCGCGATAGTCAACTCGTAGATTTCCCCCATCAGTGGCAAGCCCTGTGCGAAGCTGCTGGGTTCGTCACGGTCCATGAGCATCATGCGCTGCTCACCACGCACCACGGCACGCAGGCCGATCTGTTTGGGGCAGATAAGGAGCACACGACTAAGCGCGTGAGTTTCTTCCGTAGGCTGGCGGAGGCGAAGGGCAGTCCTGTAATCGATTGGGAGACGGTGTTGTGTATGCGCAAGCCACTAGAGGGGAGTGTAGGGATGTGTGACGGGGCGATCTCCTCACCACCCTACGCAGATCGTTGCGTCAATGGGAATGAGCGCTTTATCCATCGCAACGGGATCGGGAACGGCCACAATGAAGGAGATGGTGCTACCTATGGACACACGATAGGCCAACTGTCGAGCATGCCCACCGGAGATGTACCGACAGATGGCGGTGGGGAGGCGTAGCGGAAGTCGCCAGGAAGGGGCGAGAGTTTGTCGCAGGAGCCATCTTCTCCCCCTTCCGAAACTACCGACATGTATATGCATTTTACCATGGCCTAAATACAGGGTTTCAACGTAGATATGCGGCGATTTTTTGGCACTGATCGTTTTTGAGGTGCCATACAATCGCCTAGAATCAATTATCTCGATTCATTGGAAAGGGCTTGCATGCGACGTCAGCGGCCAATTTATCCACCCAACTGGAAATCGTTTTCGCTCAGCATTCGGTATGACCGTGCCGAAGGGCGCTGTGAATGCCATGGGTTGTGCGGATTGCACCGGACACACCCTGGGCCGCGCCGCTGTGTCGAGATTGATCGCCAACCCGCCCAGTTTGCCCATGGCGTTATCGTCCTTACGGTGGCCCATGTCTGTACCTGTGATCCTCCCTGCGCTCGGGAGGATCATGTGCTTGCCTGTTGCAATAGGTGCCACCTCCGTATTGACCTTTCCTTGCATAAACAGCATGCAGCGGAAAGTCGGAGGCAAGCGCGTCAAGACGCTGGCCAACTGACATTTCTCGACAAACCGGAGGTGTAGTCATGAGTCCGTATATGCCCTTTGCGTTTTTCCTGCTTGGTGTCTTCATTAGCGCGATGCTGTTTGTCATTGCCTATGGCCTGGTGGCTATCTTCCGTCAGTTGGAACAGCAAACCGCCCTCATGAGATGTGACGACTGTGTCTGCGCGGAGGAATGCGTGGCACGACACAAGGAAGGGGAAACCCCATGAGACGCTACCTGTGTATGCTTCAGGAATTTCTGGGTCTGGTCTGGCGCCGGGACGCCGATGGCGTGACGCGGATTAATGTGCGCAAGGCGTGGACCGTGGCGCGGACCTACCACACGGATCGCCCGCCCAGGAAGAAGATGCCCTACGCGATGTAACCCTAGCGCGTCGCTTGGACCCGCGTGGGCCAGGAACCGCCGTCTTGCTCTTTGGACTGGTGAGTACATGCAGAGCCGTATAGAAGGTGAACGTAGGGAGGGCTGCATGCCAACCCCGCCAGGAACTGGCGTTGAAGACGGCACGCGGGGAGACGTTCCAATTCTTCACACGGGCAACACAGAAGTGTGTCATACTCTCTGTCAGCTCAAGCTTCAGGACAGGGAGTAGTCGCGTGGAAGTGACGGTACGCTTTAGAGCGCCACTTATCGAGAAACATCTGAAACGGATTGGGGATCTTATGGAAGGCATCAACGATGTCTTGACGCAGATCGGAAATAATGCCGAAGTGATTGCTGAGGCGGTCCAGGCAGTCGCAACTGAGATGGAACAAATGGCGAATCAGCCTGCAAATCTTGATCCTGCCAAGGTGCAAGAGGCGCATGACCGACTCGTCGAGCAAGGCGCGGCTCTACGGCAACTACGGGACCAGATTGTCGAGATTGTGCCTGACAATCCGCCAGCGCCCACGCCGTAACGCCCGACTAATCGCCTTGATGGGGGCAGGCGCGGGGGTGGGCCCTGCATACAGTTCGCTCAAGGCGATCTTTCAATTTGGCTTCGGCTACCGACTGCCAGTTAATGTTTTCCACCACATCACCTACTTTGCCGATCAAACACAGCGGGATACCATGGTCCAAAATATATCCAGGGCATTTTCCGCGCGTCTTGCCAGTACTGGGGCACGGATGTGTCCGCTGGAAGGCACGTAGCACAGCCTGACTGCGCGTGATCTTGGGACACGCCGCCTCACTGAGCGGTACGGTCGCCAGAAACCAGGCGATAAAAAAGATAACACAGTGGGTCATGGCTTTATCACCGCCATCAGCACCCCCGCTAGCCCCATCAGTGCCCCGACGACAATCGCGATGACTGCGATAATGTTGCCACTGGTCCCTTGCTGGGTTGTGACCGCCGCCTGCTGGGTCGTGGTAGCTGCGGTAATGCCCGCGGTACGCCCCTCAATCAGCGACAACCGTTCTTTCAGGTCGTTAATCTTGCTGTCCACGCCAGCGGAGGTCGCTTGCCCTAGCGTGACGACTTGCTCGATTTGTTTCTGGGCCGTGGCCTCAATGCGGGCGAGCGCTTGGGCAATGTTGACATTCTGGAGGGCGGCCATTTCTTTTTGGGCACTGAGCGCGGCCGCGATGGCGAGATTCACATTGGTCTCGGACTTATCCGTCCGCACATCCCGCTCGGCAAACTGCGTCTGGATACTGGCAAACCGTTCGAGCATGGTGGTAAAGCGTTCGTTCGTGGTTTCAAACTGTTGTTCGATCAACCGATGCATATCCCGGACCGCATCACTGATGCGGTCCGGGAGGCGGTCCTGGATGGTTTGGAGAAGTTCGGTCGCCTTGTCCGTGGCATCGATCCGCGCCTCAATGATTTGGCGGGTGGAGTGAATAAGGGACAGCACCCCTTCCCGTTGGTAGAGCAGTTCGCGGCGGAGCTGCTCTTTCGCGTCATCAATCATGATGGCGGTCAACTGTGTCGGATCGGGATTGGGCGTCGTCACGACTTGCGGGAGCATGGTTCCGGTACGCGGATTGTCGCGTGTCGTATAGGGTGACAGCGGGGGCGACGCCTGCGTCGCCCCCGGGGCCGTGGCCGAGTAGCGCGGTTGAGGTTGTTCCTCAGCCATCGCTCAACTCCCACAGCAAATCAATGTCCTTGGAGGCCGCAAAATCCTTGGGCGCGATGAAGCCGCGTCCATCAAACGGGATCGAGAGGCCAATGCCATCGAGTAGGAGCTTCACAAATTCGGAACAGATGAGGGGTTCGTTCTGCGAGACCGCCCGTGGGGGAATGCCGAGCTTGGCCGATACAATCCGGAGCGCAATGGCCGCGAGTTGGCGATTGTCATATGCCGTTCCCAGCAAGTCCACCGCCTGTTGGCCAAAGAGCACCAGGGACGGGGTCTCTTGGGGAAACGCCCGGTGCCGCGCCAGGTAGAGTTGCCCCGGATATGGCTTACCACTGTGAGAGTAGTCTGTGACATATGAACTGAGCGGAACCGCTCGTACGCCAATACTTTCGACCGACTCCACGACCAGGATGCGCCCCAACCCTTCCATGCGCCAGAGGAATGCCACATGGCTATAGTGGCTATTCGTAGCCGCCTGGATCATGCGGGAGAACGAACTTGAGCCAGAGCAGAGTAAGAGATCACCGCTGCGGATGAGCGGCCGGACGTCTTGATAGGCTATCTGCGGAATCTCAGGGCTGTCGGGCATCGAGACAGGTCTCCATGGGCACACGGCCCGCTAGGACAATCGTGACTTCGAGATACAGCGGGGCATGGCCTTGAATCCAGGTGCACGTGGCCACCTCCGACTCTTTCAGCACCTGTGACAGACTTTTGATACGCGTCACCACTTCCGTCTCATCCGTCGAGACGCGGAGTGCACAAGCTGGGAGTGTGCTCATCACAAGAAGGAGAAAAAAATATGAGATAAGCCGTTGTTTTATATGCATATAACACATGAACATTTCTATCTGTTATGCTATACTTCGTGTGCAGCTAAATCGGCGTCATGACCCGATGATACGCCAGCTTCCACACTGGTGCTGCACACTCTTTTTTGTGGAGTTCTCACAACGTGTGGAGGTTGTTTTCTATGAATGCTCACGGTACCCATCCCCGGATCTGCTTAGCCTGTGGTTTAAACTTTCTCGCATGCGCTAAAAGCAAAGGCTATTGTTCTAGGTTTTGTGCAGCGCGAGCGCTCCGGGCCGTTCCACGTGCCTCCTGCCCCTGTGAAGTTTGCGGGAAAATACGGCTTGTCACGCTCAGTGAAGTTGCCAAAGGGCACGGAAAATATTGTTCGGACACCTGTCGCAACAGCGGTATTACAATTCATGGCGAGTCTAGCCAGAAAAGTAAGTCCCCTGAATATATGGCCTGGAAAAGCATTAAAACACGGTGCTTGAACCCAAAGGCTAAGAATTACGCTAATTATGGCGGGAGAGGCATTACTATCTGCGATAGCTGGCGCGATAGTTTTCCAGCATTTCTTTCGGATGTCGGCAGACGTCCATCTCCCCAGCATAGCATTGATAGGAAAGACAATGTCAATGGGCATTATGAACCTGGGAATGTTCGATGGGCAACAGCGATGGAGCAAGCAAATAATAGACGAAACAATCGCTTGATAACATTTCGGGGCGTAACGCAATGCGCTAGTGTGTGGGCTAGAATGATTGGTGTTAGTCAGGGTTGCATGTCTAGACGCTTGAAACTGTGGGACCTGGAACGAGCCTTGACTACTCCGAATAGGGAAAAAACACAGCCTAAGCACGACGAGACTCCTCTTTTCCCATAGGCAACTCTGGCCAGGCAACATGGCCAGCATTGGCGGCTGCCACAACGCCCATAATGCTGGCCATAAGCCATGTCATTGGAACAATGCCAGTAGTGGAGATCTGTGCAACAAGGACCCCGCCAGCGGTAACAATAAAAGCACGAAGTAGGATAAACCAAAACCGCACAGGTGGCATATGTCACCTTTCTACCGGCCTGCAATCGCGCCATGCCGACTGGCCCGGGCACCGCGCCGGTAATCGGCCAAAATCTCCGCCGCAGACCACACCCGTGTTTCGATGCGGAAGTCGTCAATACTGCCGGTGTGGTAGAGCGTCTCACTCCCGTCTTGCCAGCGTCCCACCTCCAGCCCCGTCAAGGTGGTGCTGGGCACGCCGGAGGACGTGGAGGACGTGGCGAGTTGCCCATTCAGATAAATCGCCTTAAAGTTGCTGGTTCCACTGGCCACCAGGGCCACATGCGTCCATTTGTTGAGATAGGGCATAAAGTTCGTGAAGATACGCCCCGTAGTCGCCCATTGGCCATAGTCCCAATACAACACATTGTCTCCGTGCGGAATATGCGCACCAAAGCGGACATTGGCATCCGTGGTGATGACCCCAAAGGCGCCACCGTTCGTCCCGCCTGGGGTATTCACCCAGAGAAAAACGGTGACCGACTGATTACTGGGCCACGCATAGCTCGTCTGCTGCACGTACTGGCTCGACCCATTAAACGTGAGCGCTTTGGGGCCTTGCCGGCCTGGACCATGGATCGGGGCGGCAATCAGCGTACCAGTCAAACTGTTGCCCGAGCTATCGGCGGCGGTACTGCCCGCCGCCTCATCAAATTTCCACCGGATGGTTTGGGCCGTGACGGGCGGGCCACCAGCCGCAAACAGATAGGCGCCGGCATCCGTCACTGTCCCAGCGGTTCCCCGACTATTGCCCACAATGTCGGTAAAAACAGGCGACACCGTATGGCTAACGCCACGAGCGTTGCTTCCGCTTCCAAGACAATACGGCGAACCACTGGGAAACCAGGGACTGGGCGCAGCGCAGGTCGTGAATGAAGGATTGCTGCCGTTGGCTGTGTTTTCAGTCTGGCTCGTGCCAGAGCCATTATCCAAAATCCCTGTGCCATTGTTGTAGCAAAGATTATTGCGGACATCCGTGCCAGAAGCCCCAGGATTAATGTCCACGCAGGCATCGGGGTTGCCCACGACGGTATTGTTATAGACTTTGGCGGCAGAGGTTCCTGGGTAGACGTGGATACCACATCCTTGCACCGCAGAGATCACCACATTGTTATAGGCCTGATTATTATTCCCACTGGAAAGGATCAGCCCGCAGCCCGTGCCCGAATCGCGGGGGATACCATTCCCTGTGCGCGTAATAAAGTTGTTGCGGAGCACGTTGTTACTACAACTGGAACAGCCAGACGAGTACTGGTGGATGCCATACCCTACGGTGTCATGGATATAATTGCCTTCAGCGAGCATGTTGGAGCCCGTGAGGTACATCGCATAGTACAAATGATGGAATTCATTGTTGACAAACTCAATGCCATCACCGGCTCCTAGGAACCCGAGACACCCTACGGTTGCATCCGTGACACCCGCAGGCCCTAAGCAATTCCGAAAGATCGAGTTCTGAAAACGCAGATGGTGGGAGGTTGCATCGTCGTTACGGGTCAAGCGGCCACCTGATGGGTGAATGTTGGTCCCGTCAAAGACTAGGTTGTCGAACGTGAGATAGGAGGCATTTGCGATATAGATCATGTCAAAAGGTTGACTGGTATCGGACCACGCGGCGTTGATGATGGCCGTTTCTCCGGGATACCCCGCAATAGTAATACGATTTGACACCGTACCGGTGGGCCAGGAGGTCCCCAGGAGAGCGTGGAGCTGCTCAGGATAACTCCCCCCTCTAATATAGAGCGTATCACCTGCGGAGGGACAGCCGAGCCCACTGCGAACCGTTTGTTTGGGTGTATTGATATTGGTGGCCGCGCTACAGCTATTCGCATCACAGCCGTTACAGGTCGATTGTACGTAGTACGTGACCCCCCACGCTGAGGTGACGCTAAAGACAAAGAAAAATAACCACAGCCAGTATCTCATTGCAGGATACCCACAATCTTCAGCAGCCCATACTTCGCGACCCCATCGACGCTGGTCAGGTTGGCATCGGCACTACAGGGCGTACTCGCGCACGTGAAGCCATCAGCGTTGTACGGGTTAATGGTTGGCGTGCCGTTGACGGTACACCCCGTCGCAGCATAGGTCCCTACGCCACAGGTGCAGGCACCGGTGACAATGGAAGTCCCAGTCCCACCCGTCAGGATGGGGGTCATGGTGAGAGTGCCGGTGTTGGCATAACACGCCACCGCCAGGACCTTAAAGGGCCGCCGATAATCGTTTGTGATCCCGCTAGGCAAGTCATCATCGGCCACCAACGGGGGAGCATCAGAGGCCATGCTGCCAAACGGGATCACGAACGTCTTCAGTTTGTACTTATCAGGAACGCCGTCACTCAATGGACGCCAACGGCTAGAGGTGGTGTCGTAGATGAGCGCAAAGCTATCGCCAAAGTTGAGAGTAACATCGCCGGCAGTCGTCTGCCCTGGGGTGAGGAGCAGCCGATTGGCGGCGCTCGAGGCCGTGCTCTCATTTTTTAGCACGAGCGCATTGGTGGTCCCAATGTTGTGAATAATCTTGAGCTCCCCATCACTGCCTGCGTCCAGGCCCGTAATGTTGCGGTCTGCCGCGCCACCGCCCAGGCGAATGACCGTGTTCGCATGCAACACGCCACCCGCGGTATAGTCGTTCACGTCGCCGCCCAACGTGGTGGGCGTGTTATCGCCCGTCCAGGACCAAATGGTGGGCGCATTGATAGGCTGACTGCTCGTGTTGATCCCAGCCCCGGTGAGCGCAATCGTGTTGTTGACATAGGCACTCGTGAGGGTCGTACAGGTGGGGATGGCATCCGCATTCAGACTTGTGACTACCTGGTTGGTACACGCACCAATTCCTGCCGCTGCCAGTGTCGAATTGACCGCACTCCCCGCGCTCCATTTGATATACAAGTTGTTCGCCGCGGCGGGAATACAGTCGTTCACCTCCGTGCCAGTCCCGGCATAACACGCGATGCTCTTGTCAATGCCGTTCTGGACGGTACCAGACCCAGAGCCTGCCGTCCCAGGGACATAGGCGATATTCTGGGCGATAATATTGGATCGCGCCCCTAGCGTCGTATTGTCCTGGGCCATGCGCCCGACGACCATCCCGTTGGCGGGCGGCGAGAGTTGGGCATGGCAGCGCCCTGCCACAATGGTACTCGCCACGACGTAGTACTCCCCGATCCCGCTCGCATTGGTGGCATCAAAGATGCACGACGTCAGCCCCAGGACCACGAGTTGCGCATAGGTGCCCGCCGTGGAGCCTGCCCCGGACCGCACCACAAAGAGGGGCACGGCGGTATCCGTAGTGGCCGCGAGTACGGCCTTCCCCGCGCTATCGATCTTCGCCAACAACCATTGGGTGGTCCCAGTCGTCGTGGCATTGGCCATCGTCACATAGCCAGGAATAGACTGCGGGCCAGCATTTTGTGCCCAGCCGAGCGCAGGAAGACCCAGGAGCAGGAGGAGGGTAATGAAGCGTTTCATAGGCATCTTTCTTTAGCGCACAAAGCGCCGATCGACAATACACGTCGCAATCTTCTTGAAGGCAGCGGCATAGGCCGTATTCAAATTAGCGAGCGCGGTTTTGGCCGTGGCAATATTGGTGACAGCGTTAATATCCGTGTCGAGCGCAGCCTTAACGGTGTCAAGCCGTCCCGTCACCGTGGCCAGCGTGGCGGTATCACATAGGTTGTTGGCGGCGATATCGTCCTTGTAGGGCTTGTGGGGGTCAGCGGCCACGAGCGCGGCATCCACCGCATCCTTTTCGCCTTGGGTCATTTCGACCATGAGACCGCTTACCACCTTGATATGGTCTTTGCGCGCCATCCCCTCAAAAAAGCTCCGTTGGGCCGCTGTGTCTTCAGCGCTGAGAATGGTTTGGGTATACGGCGCGGAGCAGACAGGCGCGGTCGTCGGATCACCCCGGCCCCGAAAGTAGACCAAGCGGGTGGTATCCCCACAGAGCACGGCTTCGGCCGAGACCAATGATGCCCACGCGCACACACACAGACAGGCACACACGATCACACGCATCAATTCGCTCCTACCGGCCAGGCCAGCATAGAGGAGCCCGAGCACAGCATGCCGGTATTATTGGCCCCATCATCGGCCGTCATGGTCGCCCCATTGCCCGTCCGATCCACAAACGCTACCCCCGTCGCCGCTGCTCCATCAGCACACTGCGCCAAGGGAAAGCCGGCGGTTCCTTGCGCCCCGGTGGTATAGAGCCGACTCTTCGCGATCGTTTCGACCTGTGCCGCCGTGAGGGCCGTATTGAAAAAGCGCACATCGGCAATCTCGCCGGCATACACGGTGGTAACACCTGCCGAGACGACATTACAAAGTGCCACAATGCCAGAGTTGGTAAGATCAATGGAGGTTGTACTGGTGTTACTCCCGGCACTCACCCCATTCTTGTAGCATGTGAGGCTGGTCCCATTCTGGACATAGGCGAGATGCGTCCAGGTGTCATTGTCAGTCGTCGTGGCGACTTCAAAACTACTGGTGACAAAATTCCAACAGTTAATCTCATCCCCCGCGCCGCTGTTGTTGTGGCGGTAGATGCCGTAGTAGGTGCCACCGCCACCGTCAATGTCACCAAAGATCGACTGACCCTCATAGAGATGGGCGACCGCAGGCGCGGCTCCGGTGGGTTTCACCCACAGGGAAATGGTCGTCGCGGTGGTGTTGAAAAAGACGCTACCCAACTGCCCAGTAGTAAGCTGGTCATCGACACCATCGCAGATAACCCCGGCCCAGGCTGGAGACATGAGGAACAAACACGCAAACACGCAAACATATATACTACTGCTTGACATACTCCAACATGACCTCATTTAGTATTTCCATGTCGCCAGTGGCATTATCTGTCGCGTTGGCAGGTGCGCGGCACAGCTTAAACCGCACCAGATCTCCTGCTGCCAACCCATCTGCATTAGTTTGTGTACAGCTAATCTCGTCAAGTTGGCCAAGGGTCGTTGGGATGGCGGCGTCGCCGCAATTATTGACACTGGCGTAACTATCCGTGTTTGCGTCCCCAGCATCGCCGGGCGTAACTGCCATCACGAACGTATCGACTGAGACGCCATGGGTGCCATTGTTATCGGAGAACATGCTATAGGGAATCTTGGCCACGAGCGACCCGACGTAATCAGGCGGCATGCGAAAGTTCCACCACACGCATTCTTGCGTCGTCGCATCAAATAAGAGGCGCTCATTGTTCTCAGACCGATCAATAATGCCGGGATTTGTCGTTGGTTGGTGGGCACCGACAATGGGTAGGTGAATGTACCCTTTGTTGAAGGCCGTGTAGGCGGCTACTGTCAGAAAGCCTGGGACTGAGCCTGTGACTTTCTGGGCGTTCGTGTAGTCAATGCCGCAGTTACCCGCGGTGCAGTCGATGTCATTGGCGACAAAGCTGACCGCGCCTTTGGTGGTGCCGTCTGCCGCCGCATTCGGAATCGACAGAGTAAAGGCACATGTCCCAGAGGCGCAGGTGGTGCCACCCGCGAGTGGTGAGGTCGTGGTAATATTGACATCGGTGATGTCGCCACTGCCTCCACTCACCATCCCCGCCACCGCCGCAAAGTAATCCGTGCCATTTGAGATAATAAACGCACTGGTAGGCGCGGTGGCCGACCCGGCCGAGAGGGACAGACTCGTGACACCCCCATTGATGTTTTGCCCCGACCGCGCAATCGTGACGATCCCCGCGCCGTAATTAATGATGCGCAGATATTTCCCGGCCGCAGGTTGGGTGCCACTCGCCACCAGAGTGATCGTAAAGGTACCGGAGGCCACCGTAATCGTTTTGTAGCTATCAAAATCCGCGGCGAGCACTTGATACGTCCCGGTTTGCGGATTGACCGCCGACAGCGTAACGCAGTTTTCGGCGGCGCCGCTGGCGTCAACGCCATTCGGGAACGCGCCCGTGACGGTACAATTGGCGCCGTTCGCGGCAAGCGCAGTCGCCGTGGCGGCCGGTCCACACCCTCCCGTTTTCGTACAGATGATGCCCGACTCGTCCGGCCAGATATACGTCTGATCATTGGTGAGCGGCGCGGTGAACTGGTAGCCCATGAACCCTTGGGGGTCAATCAGTTGCACATAGGCGCCCGTGATGCCCAGGTTCAGCCCGACCATCCCGGCCTGATGATCCAAGGGGCTGTAGACAAATCGCCCGGTATCCGCGTCAAACGCCCCCGCCGTATTAAACTGGATATCGTTCGTGGTGCCCGCGGGCGTGCCACCACTGCCCGTACCAGGCACGGAGCCTCCATCCACAAAGTTGCCATTCGCGTCTACCGTGACAAAATTCCCAGGCGTGAACACGCCGGCGACCGTCGCCAGCTTGCGGGTGGTGCCCGAGAAGGTAAAGCTGGCCAGGGCTTGGAAGAAGGCGGAATCGCTTTGGCACGCCCAGAGACCCGTGGCGGCATTATATTGAAAATCCCAGAACACCCACGTATTGGCCGGGAGCGTCGCGGGCAGTGGGACCGCGCCCACGTCCCAGGCCGTCCCCCAGGTGATGACGCGGGTGACCGTACTAAACGCCTGAATCTGGATTTTTTGGCCGGTGGTGGCGGTCCCGACCGGATTCTGGATGAGCGTATTCTGTTGCATCCCGGGGATGACCGCGATATCGAATGTGCTCACATCAAATTGGAGCGGCGTGGTCGTTGTCGAGAGAGGCAGCGGGCGTCGCACCACGTCTTTGTTCGTGAGAATCTGGGTATCCGTCGTGCCAACCACCGCGCCACTCGGGGCAACGACCGTACTGATAGCCGCAATGCCTGCGGTCACCGTACTTTTGAGGAGGCCCGTCATCCCACCGCCCAGGTTGATCGCGTTGGGAAATTCCGCATTGCTTTGGGCAAGGAGCGCCTTCGCCGTCAACGGAGGGACCGCTGGCGCGGCACACGTCAGGGACCCGTTGCCATCGATCGCCGTTGCAAAAGTGCCGACGACCGCACAGGCAAAGCCGCCATAAGCGGCAAATGCGCCGGCCCCGTCCGTGGCCTGGAGAGCCCCAAGCGCACCAACGGAGGCACTCCCACCGCTGCCACCGGGGCTCCACGTCCCATTCCCATGCAAGACGTCGGTGGGCACGCCTGAGAGCTTGGGCAAGAACCCATGCGCCACAACGCTGGCGTTACCCGTGAGAATATCGGTAAAAGTGATCGCGGTGGAAGGAATCCCGGTGAGAACATTGGTCACACCCGAGATGTTTTTGCCGGTCAAGACGGGATTGAGGGAGATCAGCCCACTACCGTTGTCCACGAAGTCGAGTGGGAGGAAGGTCGCAATACCCTTTGTGGTGCCATCGGCACCCGCATTGCCGGGGGCGCCACCACTCGACGACGTGCCACACGTCCAGACCCCGTTGACAAAATTGAGATGATTCCCGCCCACATCGGGACAGGACGACGGGGGTGGCATGCATCCGCCACCCACGCGTAGACAGAGCGCTTCGAGCGGTGGCACAAGGAGCGTGTACCAGAGGAGGCTGACAAGCAGGCAGAGGAGGATGGCGGTCCGGGGCATGAGGCATGTCCAGCGCAAAGAAGCCGTTGCAGACCGGCTGCTTGGCGGGACGCTCAGGGCATCTTAGAGGCAACGAAGAGTGTAGCACGGATGGGTGAAAGACGCATTAAGGCAGCGGGAGTAAGCGCCGTGGGGCTAGTCGTCCACCTTTTCCCCCTTCGCAAATTCTTGGGCTAATTGCTTGCCGACCATGACGCGGCGATAAACGTCCTGCCCACGCGGACCAGTGGGAAGGAAGTAGTGAGCGGTATACCCCACCCGCTCATATACCACGCCATCGGCTTCCAAGTTGCGGGCTTGGGCACTCGTGACATGCTTCAGTTCCACACGCGATTGTCCCCCGATTCGGGAGGGAGCCAGGTGCCACCCGTTACTCACCCGGAAGGTGCTACCATTGGTCAACACACGGTCGATGGCCGCTTCAGGGGAATAAGAGGGCAGAGCAGGCGCGTCCTCGCCCAACGTGACGCCAAAGTTCTGCATCACGGCTTTGAGTTGCGATGGTGGCACGACAAGCCCCAACAAGCGATCCCCATCATTGGTAAAGACTTGCTGCACCTTGGTAGCGATATTTTCCAGCTTATCCCAGTGGGGCATCAAGAGCCCTGTAATCAGATGTTCGGTATGAGAGAGGTATTCCGGCAGCGCCGTAATGTTTTGCGTCCAGAGCTGTTGGGCTTGGTCTTCAGGGACCAAAGTATATTTCTCTTTGGTAAGATCTGCCGCCAACTCTTTTCCTTCATTCAGGATGCCAATGAGGCGTAGCCGTGGAATGAGATTGCCGGTCTTTTTGTCCACATCTGGCAAGGTATCCATGATGGCATAGACGCGCTTGCTGCGGTTGTTTTGCGCATAGCCCTTGAGGCTAGACCCTCGTTCGGTATGGAGGAGCGTCTGAATCCGGGCTTGCAATTTGTCCCACGCCGTTGGCCGCGGCTTATTCTCCACCTTCAGCTCAATATAGCTGGTCTCAGCGCCCGTCCCTTCATGGGTAGCAATCACTTCCTCACGCATTTTTGTGACACGATCCGCCCGAATGGTTTCGACACCCGTCTCATAGGTTCCACTCTGAATCGCAGCTTCAATCACATCATCCAGTCGGGCACTAAAATCATTAAAGACACTATTTTGGACCGCAAAGGGAAACATGAAGAGACGATTGAGAAAGCGCGGAATCGTGGCGTCTAAGCCTTTCTGTGTCGTCACGTCAAGCCCCGTCGCCTCCAGGAACTCGGTTGGGCCAATACTCACATTGCGACCCACCTGAATATCACGCAGCAGCCGATACAACGCGTCTTCCGCATAGGCCGTCTCCAGATTGTCGCGCTCGCTAAAGAGGCCCTGGGCACTCGCTTGCCGTTGTCCCCGCGTAAGGGCACCCAGTTGGTCGAGTCGCCGCGCAATCGACGAGATAAACCGTTTTTCGGCGGGAAGATTCGTCGATGGTAAGCGATAGATGGGTGCGGACGCTTGATTGGTGCGGTGACTGCGCCCGAGCCCCTGCACCGTCATATCGGCCCGCCAGCCGGGCTGGAGTGGGTAGTGGTAGCGTTGGCGCTGGTTCTTGAACTTGAGCCCCGCATGGTAGTCCATCCCCGTATCGCCCTTGCCACTGAAGACCAGGATGCGCTTCTTATCATCGCGGAAGTCGCTCAGGTCCTGCGCAATGTGGCGATCGGTACGTCCGGTCTCTCGCGTGCGGACCATCTTACCCGATGCGTCTTCTTTATAGATGAGTCGTTGCTTGCGCCCAGTGATCTCCGCTACCTGATCGACGCCAAAATGGTCGATGATTTGTTCGAGCGGCCCATCGGGAATATCGGCTTGGAGTTGGGCCATCTCATCAATCATCTTGTCGCGAATCGCGACGGCTTCTGGGCTCTCAACCGGACGGCCTTCGCTATCGGTGAGTGGCACCATGACCACCGTGCCGTCATCCTGGAGCTTCGGTGTCTGTGCCCCTACGGGGAAAGACGTCTGAATATAGTCCATGAGGATGTCCATGGGGCTCAGCGTGAGGTCTTCCAGGTCTTCGTCTTCTTGGAGCTGTGCCAAGCGGCGTTTCTGGGTAGACTCATTTGTATTCGTGAGCTGAATAATCGCCGCGCCGCCGTTGGGATCGTTGATATAGGTGTCCATATCGGCAATGACCGCAGGCGTTTTGAGACTGGTGATCAACTGATTAAAGAAACGCTGTTGGGTAGACCAGAACAGATTCATCGCATTGCGTTCTTGCATGCTGCCTTTGCCACCGGTGGTTGTCAGCGCCTCTTCAATATTCTTGGTGACTTCCCGCCATGCCGCCGCAATGCGATCATAGGAAGCCATCTGTGCAGGAGACAACTCCACCTCTAATCGCTCATAGCGCACATCGGCAAAGGAGAGGGAACGGGCCGCATAGAGTCCCATCGCCTTCAGATCGCGGGCCACATACTCCATGGCGGCAATGCCACGGGAAGCCACCTTATTTACGAACTCACCTTTCGTGGCAAAGGCGGTGCCCGGTCCCCACATGCCGAGACGGTCGAGATAGCCCAGATTGGCGACTTCGGTAGCACCTGTCGCGGACAGGTAGACTACCCTGGCATTGGGCAGGAGGTCCTGGAGTTGCTGACCCGCTGCGGCCCGCTGGGAGACCTTCGTGCCAAAAATCTCGTTGGGGTCGGCCATATTATTCCCAAGCAAATGGCTTTCATCGAGCGCGATGACTCCATCAAACTCTGGCCCCAGCCATTCCACGACCTGCTTGAGGCGTGTATCAGCCGGGGTATGCTTGGCATGCCCCTTCAGTGTGTCGTAGGGCATAAACAAGACGCCGCTCTCGCGAGTGATCGGCTGTGCATGTGGAATGTTAGGACGGTGGACCGTAAACATGTCATGCTTGTCACGGCCAGAGACATCCACCCAATCACCTTGCGCTTGCGCGAAATTGTCCTGGCTTTTGCTGACCCACAAGGCTTTCGTGCGGCCTTCTTGCCAGTTGTCAAAGATAATACCCGCAATGATTCTGCCCTTGCCCGTGCCGGTGCCGTCGCCGTCGAAAAATCCTTGGCGTTTCCCATTATGGAGCAGGCGGTCATGCGCTTGGCGTGCACGGAGTACCGGGTCCAACTGGGCGATAGAGAGCCGTCCTTCCGTAATCACTTTAGGGGCAAGATGATGCTGCACGGTAATTGATGGGCCGGCCACAGACGCCATTGCGCTTGTTTCGACCAATGCCCCTGGGTGCGGCTGCGCATCGGCAATGCCGAGATTCGCCCCAATATACGGCTGGAAGATGGTCGTCGTGAGGTCTACCAGCTCGGCATCCTGCCCGGCTGGCGTCTCGGGCGGGCGCGGTGAGGATGGGGAGGGCGCTTCCGGCGCTACTCTCTCGGGACCGCGTTCCGAGGGTCGCTCAGGGGCGGGTACATCCGGTTGTGGAGCGGGAGCTGGTCGTGGAGGAGGCTCAAGAGTACTTGGGACGCCTCCTGGGGATTCAGCCCCTCCAGGCCGTCCAGGGGTAGGGCGTCCCCCGCTTGGGGATCGCGGTCGCCCGGGGCGAGCAGCCACTGTTCCACTTCCTCCGGGGTCCACGCCTCCATCTCTTCGAGGACCTGGCCTTGGAACTTGCGGAGGTGGCGAAACTGGTCGTCCTTTTGGTGCGTGAGGCTCCACTGCATCAGTTGGACGAGTGGGCTGATTTCCGGGTGGGGTGTCACCTGGGCGCGTTTCAGGAGTGTCAGGGCGCTCCGGTGTAGGGACGACTGCGGTGATGGTGCGGACATTACGTACCTCATCAAGCATGCGAAGGAGATCGGGAATCGTCGCCACCTTCCCCGTGAGTATACTGCCTTCAGCGGTGGGCGTCCCCTTGTCAATCACGATGATACGAGTCCCGAACTCCGTCCCCTGTTTCTGGTAGACTTTCCCATCCACTTCGATGACGGCCCGGATGCTATGTTGCTTGCCAATTTTGTCAAACCACTCCCGGAACGTTGCGGTCTCTGGTCCCATCCCGCGCCCAACAATCGCAACAAGTCGTCCGCCATCAGCAAGAAGCCTGAGCGCTTGCTCGACATGATTGGCGCCAACTTTGGGATTGTGTTGTCCCTGGGAGGCTGCAATGGAGAACGGCGGGTTCATAAGCACAACACTCGGATGGCGTTCTAGCCGTGTTGAGAGGATGGTGTTGAGGAAGAGGGCATCTTCTTTGGTGATCTGCCCATACCCCTGCATACGGAGCGCTTCCAGACGGCGCGGGGCAATCTCATTCACGATCACATTCTTGGGTCCTAGCGCCATCGCAGCGAAATTAGCGATGGTTCCGGTGCCCGCGCTTGGCTCAATCACCAGGTCCTGCGGCTGGAGATTGGCAACCCACGCCGTCGCATAAGCATAATCTAGGGGCGTGGAGAACTGTTGTAACTGGTCTTGCTCAGCGGTACGGAGCGTTTGCGTGGGCGTCTTTTCCATGAATGCATGGAGGACTTCTGCTGTGCCAATCGCTTGGTCGAGTGGCTTATTGATGGGAAAATCTATCTCCCGCACCTGCTGGTTGATAGCCACTTCCAGTGCATCGTACATATCCCGCGTATCATAGGCGCCTTCCGCCCGATGCGACCCATAGGCCGCTTCGGCAAGACGTTGGAGATCGCGGATATCCTTAATGGCCTTCCCCCCGACAAAGAGTTGGTGGCGAATCTCGCGGACGAGTGCCTGGAAACCTGCGTTTTGTGCTTCTTCGCTCGGCGGCGCCACTTTTGCGGTGGGGGCTGGTGGCGCTGGTGTCTCAACAGGAACAGGGGGTGGCTGATCAGGCAACACACTTTCGCGTGTGGGCAAGGGCGTTGATGCCGCCGTGGCTGTTTGTACAGCGGGAGACGCAGACTGAGGTTTCCCTAGCTCAGCGTCAATCATCCCCAGAAACCGCTCAAATTGCGGATCAAAGGTTGGCACCAACTCGGGCGATGTCATGGCTGCATCACGCATCGCTACGCCTTCCTGGCGTAGAGTCGTGAGTTGCGCTTTCCGCTCATTCGCAGGAAGCTGGAAGGCATCCGTTACCTTGGCGCCCCAGGTTGTCAGCGCTGTGTACAGTGAAGGCGGCTCAGGGGTCGGAGAGGGTTTCTCAGTAGGCGCAACGGGCTCTACCGCTTTCGGGACGGCACTGCCCTTCGGCACAATGAACCATCCATACCCTGGCCGTTCGACCACTTCATGATGCTCTGGGCTGATACCCTTCTTATGCGTCAAGGCAAAGTCGGCATTCTGTTTACTCTTGTATGGCGTGCCGCTGTTGGCGATTGTGGCTTCGGGTACCGGCTTGGGGACCGTAGGCGCTGGCGCTACAGGTGTTGGAGGTTGTGGCGGCTGAGCAGTGGCTGGAATCAAGCTCGCAGGCAACGGCGCTCCCCGTCCAGCATACGGTGCTGGTAAAAAATATTCATTGTCAGGGTCAAGCGAGAAGCGCTGTATTTCAGGCGGTTGCTGCCGTAACCGTCCCTGCTGTGCTACCGCTTCAGGCACATCCACATATTCAATCTTAGCGGTAGGCGCGGCGTCATCATAATACCATTTGGCAATCGCTAGATTATCCGTCCACCAACGTCCTGTCGCGTGCTTCGTCGCCTGGAACTTAGGATCTGCGTCAAGCCAGGGAGGCAGGGGAATAGACTTCGTGGAGGAGCCGCGATAGAGTCGGACCATGCCAGGGCCAGGAGGTGGAGGGAGCGGGACTTCTTGAGCTACGGGAGGAGGAAACAAGTCCTCCCCGCGTGCCAGTGCCCCATAGGCAATATCTACCAGGCGATCGCCAGGCTGACTGGGAATCCCTGCCTTCTGAAGCGCTACGCGTCCATCTTCACGCGACGGACTTGTAGCATATTCATCCCGCAGCATATTCCACACGTCCGCAGGTGGGCGATTGAGCACAGACGCCTCCTGCGTAAAGTCCTCACGCGGGTCCAGCGCGGCGCGGCGTGGCACTGGAGGCGGGGTGGGGCGTTGCGGCCCGCCGATGTCCTCAATTGGCGTGACGAGCGACGGAGCGGTACGTGGAGGTGTTGCGACTGCCACAGCCGGGGTAGGTGGAACAGGGGGCTCTGGCTGCGGAACAACCGCAGGTGTCTCGACTTCCGCCTCTACCATGCCTTCGGGCTGTGCTAACCGCGCTTGCTTCCGGGCCTGCATCTCCCGCTCGACCGCCTGGTCGATGCGACGCGAGTAGTCCTGGAAGCTTTGGAGCTGGTGCTGGACCGCAGGGTCAGCATTGTTCCCATGCTCGGCCTGCATCTCGCGAATCTGTTTTTGGAAGGCTTCAGCAGTCCGTGTGAAGACACGTGGCCCCATCGCCGGTTTATCACCGCCGACCATGAAATGGCGCCACCAAACATCTAGATATTCCTGGAGCTTGCGCATCTCCTCCGGGGCACGCCCCACGCGCGGACGCCCAGGCACCACTTCTTCTGGTGAAGGGACGATGTTATCAGGACCAGGTGGACGATAGCTAGGCGCCGGAAAAGTCGCAGGTCCTGGCGCGGCATACTGTGCATCAAAACGTTCTTGCTCGGACAGGGGTTCGTTGGTCGGCACGCCAGGCCCTTCAATAAGCAGCTCCTGACGTGCCCAAGGCACTAACTGCGCTTGCTGGCCTGGTGGCTCAGGTGGAACGGTCGGCGCGGGCTTAGAGGGGTCAAGGTCCTCCAGCATGCGTGTAATCCACGCTTCCTCCTCTGGAGCCATCGGACGTGCAAGTCCCTGGCGTGCCAGGGTGTCTATATCACTGGGCAAATTCATCGCACTGACGGCAGCGTCTTGCTGTGTTGCGGGCAACCGTGGAGGTCGCGCGGGACGCGGAGTCACAGCGGTGCCAGATGGTCCAGCGCCAGGACGGGGTTGCGGCTGGGGACCGGGTGTTGGTCCAGGGGGCGGCGGTGCTTCTGCTCCAGGGCCACCTGGCGGAGGCGATGGGGGCGGCGTCCCTGGCGGGGGAGTTCCACCAGCAGGCGGCGCGTCTTCCCCCCCAACGCCAAACCCTTTCTTGGTCGCTTCCACATACAGGTCATACGCCATGCGTGCCGCATTGCGGGCGGTCTCCGGGTCCATGCTGTGCTTCTGGCGGAGCATGGACTCGACGTCCGCCTGACTGCGGCTCTCGCGAAACCCTTGCGTCGCATCATGGAGGACTTGCTCTTTTGTCCAGGGCACGCCAGCAGGCGGCGCCCCTTGAGGACCTTGGCTCCGCCCCTGACGTCGCCCAAGCTCGGCATCGACATAATCACTGAACCGTTGGTAGGCCTCACGCACGCCAGTGCGTCCCGCCTGGGTCGCGGTCATGCCCATGCCCATGAGCCCTTGAACGATGGCTTGCTGGGGATCACCCGTCTCTGCATAAGTCGTGGCACTGAATAAGGCGCCAGTGGACGGAATCGCCACGAGCGGGTTTTGCTGACCGAGCACCCCTTGGACTTTACCAAGCACGTATGCCTTCAGTCCCGCCCAGGCCGCGGCCCCAATTCCCTGATCCGCTTCCGTCGCCATGGCCGGGCCGACCAGCGCAGTCACAGGGCCAAGCAGGGGCTTGAGCACCATATACTCCGCAATCTGGGGAATGAACTGCCCCACCGCGCGAAACAGAACCTGGTCGAAGCGGTTGCGGTCCTGCATCGCCTCTGGATTGACGCGCAGATACTCCACCGCTTGTTGCGCAGCTTGTTCGAGCTTGGCGGGCATCTGATCCTGGCTGATGGCCGTCCGCCCCATCGGATCAATGAGACTGTGGAATTTGCCCCAGAGGTGCGCCAGATTTTTCACCTGCCGACCGACGATCTCCCCGCCTTGGCGTAAGCCATAACCAAGGTCAATCGCACCATACGGTCCCACTTCTTCCAGCGGTTCGTCACGGGGTGGCGGCACCGGTTCTCCAGCTTCACGCGCCCGGGTGAGTTCTTCTTGATACGCGAGCTGGGTGCGGGTGGGCGTGGGAGGGCCTACCATCTTCGCGCCTAAGGGGGCGGGGCGTTGTGCAGGCCTATCGAGTGAGGGAGGCTCGGCAGCCACCGTCTTCCCTGCGGGTGGCCATTGTTGCATGCCGGGGGCGCCTAACGTGGGACCCGGCATCACGGCGCCCGCCTGGACTTGTTGGCGTGGCGCAGGATAGCCAGGGACATCGGCATAGGGCTGCATGGGTACGGGACTCTGGGCAACGGGGGGAGTCGGCGGTACGCCGGCCGGGGCAACAGGAGCACCACTGGTCCCCACAAACTCATTGGCCATCCGTTCGATATCCGCAGGACTGAGCGTCACGGGTGCGGGACCAGTCCCTCCGCCTGGCAACACCTTGGCAATAAGGTTCTGGGTTTCAGGGTAATTGGGGACGCGTCCCAACTTCTCGACGGTGCCAGGCCCGGCACTCCACGCGGCATACGCAAGCTGGCTGTCACCCTTGAACCGCTTCTTCAGGTCGCGCAAGTACTGCATCGCCGCTGGCACGTTTTGGGCCGGGTCCATCGGATCAGTCACGCCATAGTCTTGCTGCACACTGGGCATGAGCTGCAAGAGCCCTTGCGCCCCTTTGGGGGATTCGGCGTTGGGATTAAACGCCGACTCCGCCCGCATGAGGCGAGCAATTTCGTCAGGATCATGGCCGTACTTCTGGGCCATGGCCCGAAATTCAGCACTGGCAGGATTGGCGAGCGGATGTGGCGGTGTGCGCGGTTGCGCCAACTTGGGAGAAGGCGTGGGTTTTGCAGGTCGCGTCGCAGCGCTCCCGACAAACTCATCAGCCAGCGCGTTGAGGTCTACTGCGGTTGCCATGTCCCACCATACTTTTGCGCAATGGTCTTGGTGAGTTCAGCGAGTTGAGCAGGCGACAGATCTTTGCGATAGCGCCCGAGTTGCTGATAGACGGTCGCCATGAAGGCTTGAAATTCGGGACTGGAGGGATTGGGCGGCGCCGTGATGCCATGTTGCTTGAGCGACGTTTGATAGGCTTGTTGCATGGGGGCGGCAGTTGGGGATGGGGGCGGCGCGGGTGGCCCGGTTACAGCCTTTTTAACTCTGCCCACCTGCTCCCCAATCCATGCCGCACCCGTCTTTTCAAATTCCCCTAGCTTCTTCTGCGCGGCAGCCGCGGGGGTCATTGGAGCCGCAGGCGTCTTTGCACGCTGTCGCTCTTGCTCCTCACGGTCTTTCGCATACTGCGACTCGGTGCCGCTGGTCAGTCCGGGATACTGGAATCCCGGTTTTCCCAGAATACGTGCCGCTCGACCATTCAACAGATTAGTCGTGTTGTCAAGCGTCCGCAATGCCACCTCACGGGTATCAGGTATCAACTGAGAAGGAGTACCAATCTTGACACCATTGGCACCGACGCTGACACCCAAACCATTCGCCAGATACATCATTTGCGGGGCCAGCGCATTAGCCTTTTCCAGTTCCTGAGCATTGAGGTCGCCTTTTGCGGCTGACACGCCACGTGCTAAGAGCTGTGCAGACCCAGCCCAGAAGCGTTGCGCTTGAATGATTTCCGGATGATCTTGCGTAATTTGATCCCAGTGGCCTTGTACCCACTCCGCAGGATTCGCGCGTTCAGCCGGAGTCATCTTCCCAAACTGGCCGTCCAGAATACTATAGGCTTTCTTTGTGAGGCGTGCGCCTTCTTGCATGACATCAGCGGCGCTGCCCATAATTGCGAGTTGCCGGTGATCTTCCACGGAGACCTGGCGAGCTTTCCCTGCACGCGCAAGCGCTTCAGCTTCAGCCCCCGTCCGTGAGGTTTCGAGTGGCGTACCCGAATCGGTATAGTACCAGTGCGTCGCCCGTTCTTTCTCGGTGGCGTGGAGTGGAAGATCGAGATAGTTTTGATAGTTTGCCCCAAGCCGTGCCTTCGTGGTGAGCCCTTCCTCCCGTGCCTTGTCTTCCGCTTGACGTGCCGCAAGATTGGTCGCGGCGGTGCTAATCATAGGCTGTGTAGGAAAGCTGCCTGCCGGTAGCGTGGGATTGTCGATGAGAATCTGTGTCGTCAGATCCTTATCCAGCTTCCAATCCGGCATCATCGCCCGCCTGGTTTCTACCCACGTTCTGATGTCTTCCCCCCACTGCCGATGAGCATCATCATACTGTTTGCGCTGTTCTTGGCGAATAAGCGCTGGACTCGCTTGTCGGGCCTTCAAGAGGGCCGCACGATTCTGCATAGTCCGCTGGAGACGGTAGGCTTCTTCTGCCGCTAGGACAGAGGGGTGGCGTTGTTGTTCTTCGAGTGTGACCTGCCCACTCGGACGTGTGGGCCTTGGGGGAAGCGCCATGACATCCCGTGTCGGCGGAAGTCCCTGCGCAGCGAGTGGCGCGGCGGCTGGGGCCGGCTGCATGGAAGGCGCTTGTGGTTGGACTTGGGCTACAGGGGTAACCGTGGGGACAGCGCCTGGGGGTCGGGCAGGTATTGTTGGGACAGGAGGTTGAACAGCTAAGGATGTGGTGCTGGAAGGCAGTACTGCACCCTCCATTTTTGTTCGTACTTCGCGGTCAATCGCGTCATGTTCTGTCGCATACGCAGCCCGTGCCTCCTCAATACTGTTGTAAGGGGTCAAAGGACGCCCCGTATCAGGATCAATGAGCTTTGTCTGCTTCATAATGTTCCCAGCCTCTTGGTCCGTCACCTGTTTGCCACCATAGAGCGTTGGGACGTTATAGACTTTCCCATCAAATTCCATCTGTTTGTTGATATGGGTAGAATAGGCGCCGTCAGGATGACGAATGATCGGACGGCCACTGTCTAGTTTCCCCACGATGGGTGCTTGCGGGGCGGGGACTCCTGGCGCAACAGGTTGGGTAGGAAGTGCTCCATTCTCTAAGGATGGTTGTCCAGGGGTGGTATTCGGCGGTGGAAGCTCAAACCCTGCTGTGTCGCTTAGACTACCGCCCATTCCTGGAAGACCGTACTGCGTGACGAGATGCCCATACAACGACCCGATATCTTTCTGGCGAAGCCGAGCTGCAAACGCCCGATGCATGTCCGTCTCTGGCGACTCGCCGGGTTGATACGGAAAAAGTTTGAGCGCCTCCTCCGGCCCAAGCGGCGCCTCATCCCGCTTCCGCAATCCCTCTCGCACCGCAAATTGTGCTTCTCCCGGAGAGACAGAGCCACCACCGCCATACGTCCCCATGTCTAGCCCTTGCGCTTTGCCAAAGTCGGTCAGGCGGCGCCCCGCGGTCATCTCATTGTAACTGGGCAGCGTCGTCTGGCCATGCTTGCGATCACCCAATGTAATTGGTACATTACGTAATAGGTCAAGGACCCCTCCCCAGAATGAACCACCACCCCCACTACTGGGCATCTCAGGTTGACGCAAGGCTGGGGAAGGCGCTGCCATACCGATGTTCCCATACTGTTGGGATGCTGCGGGCTGGCGCAGGAAGGGCGACGGGTCCGGCTCTGCGTCAGGCGCAAACGAACTCGCAGGGTAGTCTTCCGGTTCCCACACATTATTGCGCCACGCCATGGGGACAGACTCCTAATACGGCTGGGGATAGTTGCGAATATCGAAGGAATTAACACCTTGGGGAATCAGCGGGTTACGGTTCATCGGCACATCGGCAAACGCGGAACGGGGAATCGCTTTGCCCTGGTAGCCGCCTAATACAGGACTCAGTCCACCACCACCCCGACTCCCACCCTTACTACTGACGCCACCACCGCCCATAATCCCACTGAGCATGCCGCCCATGTCCATGCCACCACCGCTGGCTCCACCGCCGCCCCCGCCAAACATGCTTCCCATGCCACCCATCATACTGCCACCCCCGCTTGCGGCAGCAGGCGCGGCATCAGCCGCAACGGCCATGCCAGGGGCCATCCCTGCGCCACCACCCATCGCGCCAGCCGCAGGCGCGGCAGCCGGAGCACCATAGATTGCGGACGCAATTTTGATGACCGTGCCAATATCTACCCCACTGCGCGAGTTGCTGAGCAGTCCCTGGCTACTCCCGGAAGGCCGCGCCGATTGGAGCGAGCCTGATGGGGTAGCGGCTCCCTGGTTATCCATGTAACGTTTTGCCATTTGGCCAAGCATCTGGGTCCAGCTTTGGTCAGCTTGTGCGGGGGCCTGTTGCAATACAGGCGTTGGACCAACGTTTGGCTGGTCATAGACATCAAAGCGCTCAGGACGACCACCAATCACATCGAACAAGCTATAGTCAGCCATTAGCTGTAACCCGTTGTTTTATTTACAAAAGGCAAACCGAGCGACCCAGCATCCTTGCGTTCTTGGTCTGAACCAACCATGGTTTGCGGGTTATATCCACCGACCATCTGGAGGTACGCCGCCAGCACCTTCTGCATCATGGCGTTTTGCGCCTGAATATCCGCCACCTGGAGCGCATTCTGATTCTGGACATCGCCTTGCTGGAGTTCCATCCATTTCTTGAGGTCGCCTTGCACCAGGGCATTGCGCGCGGTCGTGTCCTGCTCCTGAAGGGACATCCATTTCTGGAGATCCATCTGTTGCAACGCATTGGCCGCTTCAATGTCTCCCCTGGCGTACGCATTTTTGACTTCGATATCCTTCTGGTGCAGGGCATTGATAGCGTCGATATCGCCTTTGGCATAGGCATTCTGCAACTCGATATCCCGTTGACGCGCGGCATTCCGGCTCTGCACATCCTGTTGGGCAGCTTGGCCTTGCGCTGACGCGGCAGCGACTCCGGCTTGCTGGCCGGCGAGCGCCATGGCCGTATCGCGAGAACCCCCACTCGGTTGCTGACGCATAATCTGTTGCTGCTGTTGACGCTGCTGAAGCGCGAAGGGCGCAACCGTTGGACGCACGGACGATTCCACGCCCGGCAAATAGGACGCTTGGGAGCCAGAGACGGGGCGATAGGACGAACCAAAGGCAGTCTGACTCCCCGACACCGGCTTGTAGGCCCACGCTGTTGGCTGATAGTTGGCTGCCTGGGGTTGATAGGCAACCGCGGTGGGTTGATACGTGGAGGCCAGCGTACGTGTATACCCCGCGGCGGTCGGAGACGTATAGGGTGCCACGGCAGACTTATCGCCGGCAAAGACCCCATAGGTCATGTTTTGCAGGGCGGGAAGATTCGATTGAACATAGCCGCCGATGTTTTTATAGGCCTCTTCCAGGTAGGGCGGTGCTTTGGGGGTCGTCGTTTGTTTTGATTTATCCCCGCCGCTGGCTCCAAACCCGAGTATTTGACCCAAAATATACTATGCTATGTCGTACCCTGTATGGCAGGTTGGCACAGCACCCGTAGTGCTGCGCTCAGGGACGTCGCGAGAGTGAGTGGAGGGAGGGAGAGATTAGGCATGCGCCCTCCAGTGCTCGACTAGCAGTTGTGACTGGATGACGGGGATGATCTGCTTGGTACCATCAGCGTTCCACTGCCATTCGCCATGATCAAGCCTATGGACTTGCCGGAAGCCTAGGCGGGCAATAAAGCGTAACGCGCCAGCATTGTCTGTTGGAGTACGTCCTTCCAGCAATTGGAGCCCCAGATCCTCAAAACAGGTGCGCAGGACTTCTTGGCCGATCGGGAGAAGCACCCGCAACGTCCGAGCTTGTGGCGCGGCCCAGAAATGCAGTCGTGCCCGCACACCATCAATCCAATCATCGCCCCAGACGGCAAAGAGCAGCCCCTGGCCTTTCAACCAGTCAGCACCCTCCTGATAGGCCACCAGCAACGGAACATGCATAAAGGTGGCAAGAAAGCGCAAGGGACTGAGCCCGACTTCGCCCCAGAGTTGGGCATGCTCACCATCTCGGAAGACTTGGAAGTACCAGAAGAGGAGGAAGTCCCCATTCGTGTCATCATAAGCATAGCGACTTAGGCACCAGGGAGTTTCGTGAGAAGCGCGGTAGCCTTTCGGCCCACGGTTCCGCATCTCCATGCCCAGCCACGTTTTCTCTTGAAGGACGTCACGGGGAACACGCGAGCGTGACGTGGTTGGTAGGCCAGGGATAAACGGGGCGAGTGTTGCCATCGAGAACCTCCAGCTAGAGCATAGCACGAAAACCGTGCTTACTCCAGCGACGTCAAGCGGGCATCGAATGCCGCCACCTGATCCTGTAATGCTTCGATACGCCCTTCGATTCTTTGCAGGAACCCTTCCAGGCGTCTTACGAACTCTAGCATATAGTCTGGCGTCACTTCCTGTCCTGGGATATAGGGGAGTGTCAGATACTCCCTAGTCCGTGGCTGAGCCATGTGATCCTCCTGCAACCTGTCGCGCTCTCTCTTCCAAGAACGCTTTGGCACGGTCCAAGCGACGACGGCGGGTCTTCTGTCGCCCGTGATCCCAGACAATCAGCACCGTCTCACTGTCCCAATGAGGGCACACAAACCCAAAGAGATGCCCGTTGACGAGAAGCCGCTGGTCAGCAGACGTATCAATGTGCCAGGAGAGTACAGACATCTCAGCTTCCTTGCTGCACAAGACTGAGAAGCGGCGTGCGAGTAAATTGCCCATAGGTGTCTGCCACAAAGCGGACATCACGTGGGCGTGGCGCACCAACGTCCTGCACCTCCAAAACGGTAGATTCCCAAAGTCTATACTCTACAGTACTTTGGCGCCTCACTTCCAGTAACCTGCCTCTCATCTCAGCGGGGAGCCGCAACCGATCGGTACGGTGGCGTCCGGGGGTATCATAAATGATGCGGTGAATTTCGGTGCCGTCCGCAAGGAACCGCACAGTCAACGTCCCTTCGTCGAGCAACTCGATATCCTGTGAATACGAAAGCCCTATTTTCTGCTGGGAAGAGTCAAGTCCTGACGGAATTAATGCGTCGTTGTAAATCGGTGCAGCCAAGGGCCGCCAGCCCACAACCGACGATTCATACAACGCAAACGTACCTGTGCCCGTTATGACAAATTGAAAGACGTCGGCCTCATGCGGATGCGTAATTACCTGACTCACCGTACGCCCAGATGCTGTCAGCACAAATGTCTCGACCAACGCCTGATTTCCGTAGACCTGACACGTCAGTGTGCCTGATATCAGGTCCACATCTAGGAGAAGGCTCTCTAGAAGCTTGGGTCCCGCGTAGCCCATCGTACTCCACAAGCTCATCCACGCCTTCATATCGGGTGGGGCACGGCGTACTTGGGGAATCAGCCGGTAGACCACCATTGGCGCAAGCCCGCTCAGGACATAGCCAAACGCTTTGGCTCGCAGTAAGTCAGGAAGCCCCGCTGTGAGGATCTGTTGCTCTCGCTGCCCAGTCGTCACCGTCCCCAGGCTATTGGCACTCAGACTCCCGAAGTCGCGTACCAGCAACACGGTCAGGGGGGTGTCTTGGGTATCCGCATCGACGGTGAGCTGCACGAGTGTCTGGGTACTCTCGGGCGCCCCTTCATCATCATCCCGCGTCTGGACGCGCCAGCTAAACGCGGCGCCATTATCCGTATCACCACTTTCGAGAAGAAACACGCCGCCACCTTGGTTGCTGCCGTACAAATCATTGGCCTGGCGATCATAGGTCATGGCCCGCCACGCACGCGTATCGCGCCACCACGTTCCGTCTGACTCATCCACAAACAGACTGGCGGTTGGAAACACATCGGTGCCCTGGGGATAGCTGAGGTAGTAGCGGCTATAGGCCCACACCCCTACGCATACATCACGGGCGGCCTGGTTGAGCGAGAGAATCCCATGCAACGTGAGCGAGTGGAAGAACTGGTAGTGGTCATCTTGGGACACATTTATAGCTACCGTGGTCCCTTGCAGGAGCCACAGATTCCCATCTGAGCCCAGGAAGTAGACACCCTTGGCACCCTGATCCACCGTGTTGAAAGCCCCAAGGCCCGTAGGGCACTGAATCTGCCGAGCCACATAGGACAGCTCATCCGTGCCAAGCACGAGAAACACCCGGGCGGCGGTCCAGACATAGAGATTCCCATCAAACTGCGCAATCCGCCGTATGGGATCGCCAGGGACGGAGACGGGCACATAGCTTGCTGGCGAAAAGGACTCTGGCATGTCGGGTTTGCTGGGATAGAGCCGATTGCCGACCGCGCCCCAGACACGATTCTGATGGTAGGTGATCGTCGAGAACGCCGGAGGCCGGTCATTGTCGATTTCCAACAACTCGTTCAGGCGATCATCGTCCATAATGGAGTTCTGCACCGTCATCTCGGCGGGGACTTCCATCTCAAAGTAGAACAACGCGTTCTCCAGTCCCGCCCCCGAAATCCACGCGGGATCATCGCCACGGGTACGGTAGAGCGCGCTATGCGTAATCTGGGGGTCATAGTCGATCGTGCCAGGAATCAGCGGGTTGGTGAGCGTGACGATCCGTCCGGTGGCCCCGCCCAAATCTGCCCCACTGAGCGAGTCATACAGTCGAAACGCGGCGAGAATGGCGCTGGTCCCAGGTGGGACGGTTCCCCGGATACGTATCGAGTAAAACCCATAGACATCCGGGACCCAGCCTGCGAGTGGCACAGCCCACTCTGCGGCGGTATCGCCGAGCGTCATATAGTCGGGGGTGGTCGTGAGGGCAAACCCCACCCAGACGGTGCCATTCCAGTAGCTATAGTCGTAGGTAGCGCCAGCCGCCGCCACCCCGGTCACGGTGACAATCATCTTGCGCGATGGCCGGATACCACCCACAATGACCCCATCATTCGTTACACCCGTCGTCAGTGTAATCGGGCCAAAGGCCCCCAGAGCATAGGTTGCGGTGCTGGCATCCCAGCGGCCATAGGTGGGGGCCGCACTGACGACGACTTCTTGACTCGGGGGCGACGCGTTGGACTGGGCCGAGATCACACTATCGTAGAGCCGAAACGTGTTCACGATGGCACTGGTACCGGGTGGCGTTGTCCCCCGGATACGAATCACATACTGCCCCGCGGCATCGGGAACCCAACTGCCCACAGGGAAGCTCCAACGCACATTGGTGATACCGGTGGACGTATAGACTGGGAACACATCGGGGGTGAACGGCGCCCAGACAGTCCCTTGCCAATAGGCATAGTCATAGACACCACCCACACTGGCCGCGCCAGTCAGGGCAAACACAATTTCGCTGAAGGGGCGCGTTCCGCCAATGGCTAGACCGTCAGAGGCAAGCACAGTCGTGAGGGTAATTGGACCCGCAGCGGCAAGCGTGTAGGTATTTGTTCCCGCGGTATACCGGCCATAGACGGACGGAATGAGTGGCTTGCGCAGATAGACTTGGCGCCAAGCATAGGTACCACTGAGAGCGCCCGTGCCCCCAGTGGCTTGGCTCGGGGCCGCAAAGGGGGGATTCAACCCCCAACGGCTGACGGCAATCCCGTCATCTTTCACCCGCAGCGCTGGTTGGCCGTTCGTCCCACCCGCAAAGAACGTGTAGACCTTCTGTTCACCAAAGGAGCGGGCAGAGACAAAGGCTAGAGGAACGCCAGAAAGGCCAGTGACAATCGAGACAAAGTTGCGATAGAGTGCGGTACCTGCACCCTGGTAACGAATGAGGACACCTAAATCTGAATATGTGCTGAAAAGACTATGCACATCACTCTGACTAGTCGAATTGACGAGCGTATGGCCAAGCCGTGTGAGGATGGCCCCCTGTCCATCAGGCACAACATTCAGGGCGTCGCGCAGCTCACCTTCTTCGTAGGTATGTGCCGCGAGTTTTTGGATCCAGCCCCGGTGGAACGTGACCAGCGCCGCCACAGCCTATCCATCCTCTGGGAGGAGTTTAATCGTGACGATGTGCCCTTCGTGTGCGCCCAGGCCATGCAACGCCGTGAACTCGGGCGTAGACCCAATCAGTGTCTCAAAAGCGACATCCAACGGCATGGTCAAGGCATAATGGACGATGACGGTATGCGCGGCATGCAACCGCCCCCGCACCTTCCAGGTTTCGCCAGGAGTATCGTCAGGGGCAAATGTGGCGACTTCATAGAGGGCTAGGGGATTCATCGCTTTGCGGTGGCCTTTCGATCGCCCTTGGCTTCGTGGCGCTTGACGGCTTTGCGAAAGCTGTTTGACTTCCACAGCTCGGCATGCTCCGCAGCCTCCGCTTCGCGAGACTCTTTACATCCGGCGCTTGATTTCCCCTTGTCCATGCCTATCTCCTTGCAACAGCCTGTCGCCTTGATGGTCTCATGCCCTTAACGATATGAGTGGCCAGCCCGAAAGGTGAATCTGCCTTGCTTTTAATATCGCCACTCTTGACCCGCTCAGCGATATTGGAACGGGCTTTCTGTCCAATAGAGCCTTCTTTAAACGAGACCTTCGCCATACCGATTCTCCGTCAGTAAGGAAAATTCAGATCGCTTGCTATGTAAAGATCGTCCGGCACACCCCCCATCCCAGCCTCATCCCTGACAGCCTTCGCAGCCCCACTCACCTGAAAATCCTGGTATTGGTAGTCTACTTTTGCAGCCATCCCAACCATAAAGTATTTCTCGGCTTGGGCTTGCATCACCTGTGAAGCGCCTGGATTCTTTTCCGCAAGTTCGACGGCTTTGATGGACAGGGCATCGGCTGCTGCGAGATAAATAGGGACATCTTCACGAAACGGAATGAGCGTATCTTCGTCAAGAACAGGGAGGCGGGAGCGGTATGAGTACCCGATTCCCATGGCAGTCGCAGGCACAGCAGATAATTCTATTTCGTGTGCTCCTAATGCGTTTGCGCCGCGATATGTGTACGAAAAAGGAAGTTGGCTTGAAAACGTTCGCCGTCCATCAAAACGGTTTAACGTCGGGAGCGACACTTCGACAAGCGGACGCCACCAAATTGGGGCGAAGCTATGACTGAAGTTGTCGGCTAGGGCATAGACACTCTGCTGTAACCGATACGAGCTGGCAGTAAACGTATTGCCGACATACGCGGAGCCAAGCGTTAAGGTTTGTGTGCCCACATTCACGGCTGTGACAGGATAATGGGTATTAGCGTTCCCGACAAACAGATCGCGACCGATGTCCGTAGAGAGAAATGCGGTACCGGTCCCAGTAACAGTTGTAGGCGTGGTTAGTGTCACCGTGCCGCCACTCTTCGTCCCCACCGTGGCCAGGATCGCATCCTCTTGACTAAACGACCAGTCCCAGCCTTCCCACAGGGCCTTGAGTGTATCGCGGGTCACAGCTTCAATGGTGGCGTCATCGACAGTGCCAGCGGTACGGGCACGTACGCGAAGTCGAAGTGCACTAAACGTTAACATCGTTACACCAAGCTTTCCCAGAGTGGCATTACAAACGCGGTTTCGACTAATTCTTCCCCTGGAAAATGATACAACCCCTGTAGCAACGATACGAGCATCCCCACCAACTGAAACATCGCCTGGCTCATCGCCACGTCTTGGAGTTCCCCTTCCCGCGCCGCCTGCCAGGCGACGAGCAGATACGCCACCAGCCCTTCAAACCAGTCACTCAGATGCTCCACAGGTGGTGCCTCTAGAAAGAACACAATGACGTGATTCGTCGGGTCCATGGCCCCAGGAATCCCCAGGAACGGCGGCAATCCCTGCGCCCCTTGCACGATGGGGCTGGGCAGCAGGCGCAGACGACGCGTGGTCTCAATATCTTGGGTATAGCGCGTCGGGGTGCCTGTCCTGGTACGCCAGGAGGGATCAAGCGCATCCATTCCCCAACTGATGCCCACCGGTTCCAGCTCACGCGGGAAGAAATGGACCGACAATAGTTGCAGTACGTTCTCCGGGAGTGGGAAGAAGCGCAGTCGTACATCCAAATCAAGTGCGACAGGAATGATGCTGGGAACCGTGAGGGTGACTATGCGTATCCAGAAATATTCCTGGACCACACTCTCGGGCCAGACAATATCCTGGGGGGTGGCACTGACCCAATCATCGGGGGGTTCAAAGGTCACCGTTGCCAGCCCGCCCGCGGTCAAGTTGGGCGCTTGTTTGAGTGTGAGGGCCGTCCACTGCCACCCATTCCAGTAGGTCCATTCCCAAGTGGCAGACCCAGCGGGAATGGCGGCAAAGAGGAAGCTTACCATGTCGAAGGTCGCCACCGCACCAATCATGAGCCCATCGCCCACGGTGGTTGTCGTGAGTGGCACCGTGCCACTCCCTTGGGCTTCAGCCGTAAGATCAATGTAGCTCTGAGTTGCCTCGACATAACGTCCTACGGCCCAGCGATTATAGAGCACTTGGACATTGCCAAAGACGGGGCAGACCCGTGCCAGGATGGACACCATCTGAGCTACACGGGCTTCGAGCATGGCCTGCGAGCCGGTGTCCAAAAGAAAATCTTGACACTCCGTAATTATCTCGGCCAGGCCCATCCTAGCGCCTCCTTAAAGGCAAGTCGCACGGCTCGTACGGGTGACACAGGGCAGGCGGCTACGCACTTGACTGACGGGTGACACTCAGACCACGGCTGCGCACGAGTGCTGCGGGTCACACATTGATCTTGGCTGCGCACTATTTGTACGGGCAACACATTGGTTGCGGCTACGCACATTTGATCTGGGTAGCACAGCGATCTCGGCTGCGCACATGTATGACGGACGACACACTCCCTTCGGCTGCGCATAATCAACCCGGGTGGCACTTGGCATACGGCTATGCACGGTTAATACGGGTAACACATGGGATACGGCTCCGCACATTTCTTCCGGGTGACACGATTTTTTCGGCTCCGCACACTTAGTCCGGGTGACATCACTCCAGCGGCTACGCACGGTATTCTCGGATAACACAGAACCCCCGGCTGCGCACGATTCTTCCGGGTGACACTCGCTCCGTGGCTACATCAGCTACGGATACACAAGAATGTTCTCATATCCTGGTGGCGGCACATAATGCGTATGGATACCCGGCTGGGCGGCCAAGATATAGGGCCGTGGCGGTATTTTTCCATAATGTTCATAATACGCGACCGACCAATAGTGCGCCAGGAAGCGCTTCACCGCGACGCGCTCGGCCCGCAGTTCCAGGCGACCAGCAGGGAGTTGCCCCGCCTCATAAATGGCACGAGTGGCTTTATCCCGGATATTGCGAGTGGCGAGTGTCTTCTCGGCTTGTTCGCGAAACAGCCCGGCAGCATTCCGTTGGACTTCCAGTTGCTTCCGCGCCGCATAGAGATGTCCGTAGATACAATCCTTATGATTGTGGAACTTCATAAACGAATCCCCGATCTTCCACCGGAGATTCTTGAGCTTACTATTCCAGGGTCGCAATTCCCCTTTCGCCCACACCGCATCAGGATTCAGGCCGGCTAACGACCAGAGCGCACTCACGCTTGGTGTCTTCGTGATATCGATATGCGCCGCCAAACCTGCAGCAAGTACGGAGCCAATACCGACCTGCTCCTTGGCCCATCGGGACACGGCCTGTTGATTCGAGGCAATATCAAGTCCCCCCGCCACTAATTTTTCTAAGCGCAGCAGGGTCAAGGCCATGAACGCAACCCACTCGTTGGGTTCCTCCTTCGCATACCGTAATTGATTAGCAGCCCGCTTCCGAGCTTCCTGCACTTGATAATAGTGATCGACGAGAATCCGCTGTTGTTGCGGAGAAAGCAACTTCGACGCCGCGCGGAGATCATTCGATAACCGTAACGCGCCGAGTGCGTCTTCAGGGATGTCTAAGACCTCTTGAATGTGATAGTAGAGCGTTTCAAGGATGCGGTGCTGTTGCGGAGAAAGCAGATCATCAGTAACCGTATCCAACTCTTCTAACAGCTGGAGCGCGGTTGGCCAGATTTCTGGTGTCTCTAGGACATCAGCATTGACTTCCACATAGACTCCTTCGGAAAAGACGCACACGCGAACCGGGGGACACGATATCATCGGCTACGCACTTGTACTGCGGGAGACACGCGTCCGGCGGCTGCGCACGGCAGTTGCGGATGTCACACAAGACCCGGCTACGCACCATGTCTATGGGCGTCACACAGAGCGCGGCTAGCGCACCCGGAGCGTGGGGGACACATCAAATACGACTGCGCACCACTGACGCGGATGACACTTGAAGAACGGCTGCGCACCTTCTGTTCGGGCAACACATTGGGTACGGCTGCGCACTCTATATACGGACGACACGGTACTTCCGGCTCCGCACGCGATGAACGGGTCCCACAGCGGTTTCGGCTACGCACGACGAGCACGGGTGACATTCCACGGCCGGCTACGCACACATTAAACGGAGAACACTCCTTGATCGGCTGCGCATCTCGGCTTCGGGTGACACGCGACGTTCGGCTCTCCCCTGAGTATACGCATATCCTAAGAAGGGTACAAGTTCTTGCCGCCCTGACACCTACCCGCGCGGGCAGGTCATGGGACAATCCGGAGATTAGTCGGCGCGATGAGGGTCACCCCCGCCCCAAACTCATAGGCGCCGATATCCCAGACGCTGTTCTGCGGGCGTGTGACATTGTCTTTGTCATACGAAAACAGGGCAATTGTGGTCCCCTGATCCTTCCCAACACTGCCCGTGGTCAAGTGGTAGTCATCCGTGGCTGCATTCACGAACGTAGCACTACTCCCCTGGCTATTAAGTTCCATCGTATTGCCGCTGCGCGCCTTAAAGCTCGTAAGCGTATAGGTGGTACCATTCCAGTCAAACTGGGGTCCCCCACCCGCCGCCGCGACCAGATTGTAATTACTGGTAAAGTTCGTCTGCCCTCCAAAGTAGTACATCTGGCCTAATACATTGCCCTGCACAATGTTATTGGTCATCGTGACGGCATTGGCCCCGATATTCCAGAGGTCGATACCCCGCCCCGCATTCCCAATAATGGTGTTGTTATAGATATGCGTATTACTGTTACTGTCTCCGACCGCAATGCCTGCCGAAAAATGCCAAATAAATATGCCAGCGCCGGGGGTGAACCCATTTTCATAGATGATATTATTAAAGATGCGCACCCCATGGGTATCATAGGCTTGGATGCCAATGTCATTATTAAAGACAATGTTGTTATAGATATAACTCATGCCCCCAAACTCGGTGTCACGGCCCCGGTCAATGTACAGACCTGTCACCCCCTGACATTGGCCCGGATTAAAACAGGGAAAACTTGACCCAGGATTCCGGTAGTTATCGTGGACCACGTTGTAGCGCATGATACAGTTGAAGGCATCCACGTCGCCACATTTGAGGCCGCCCGCGTCATCAGCATTGCGGCCGTTGTCATGCACATGGTTAAATTCCAGAATAATGTTGTTGCCAGTGTCGGGCGGCACAAGGGTGATCAAGCCTTCGCGGCCGGTATTGTAGATCTCATTATTGGAGAAGACGAGATGATGACCGCCCATCACAAAGCCATCAAACGTAGCGCCGTTGTTGTGCACCTTATTATTGACAAACCACCAGTGGTGACAGCCTTGCTGGCCGCGACAGACCATATATTGCTGCACGGGATTCGCGATCTCAAAGCCGTCAAAGACAATATAGGATTTGGCCAACGCTGCATTCCCGTCAAAACAAAAGGTCTGCCCACTACAGTTGATCACAGGAGTATTGCCAGGATACGCGCGAAACGTAATATAGTTGCCGGGCGTCCCTGAATTGGTCGGGCGAATATTCCCGTTGTTATAGGTCCCAGTGCGCACAAGCGCCAGTTGCCCAGCCGTCAGCGTCTGGAGCGCTTTGGTCAGCGTGCACCAGGGAGCGCTAGGGGACGTCCCGGCGTTGCTATTATTGCACGTCCCACCCATGGAATTGATGTCCACATAAAACGTCGTCCCTGTTACCGGGGGCGGATCGAGTGGTGCACTGCGCAGAGAGCCATCGATCGCGGGCTCACTCCACCCTTGGGCACACACAAGCACAGGCCCACACAAGAGAAGGACCACAACAACAGACCAGGCGCGTAGGCGAACGTAGACCATTGACCTCTCCTTCCAGGCACCAGCACCACCAACACTAATCGGCAGCGGCGGTCGCTGACGTTTGTGGCATTCCCAGTCCTTGACTCAAGAGTGCCATCCCTTTCACCAAATTCCGCTCACGCCCTAGCAACAACAAGCCCGCGGCGACTTGCATTACGGCATCGTCATAACTCACAGGCGTCTCCATTGGTTGCCCACCTTCTTCCAAGCGGCGCGGGAGCAGCACGCCTGTCAATGTATACTGCCCGTAGGCATCGGGGACTTTATACAACCCCAGTGTGGTCCAGCCGACCCGGTAAAAGCGCGTCGGCGTGCCACTGCTGGCCAGCCACTGGGGATCACTGTAGCGAAGCCGGGTGAGCGGTACGGGCAGCAACATTTTGCCGTCCGGATCGACGACCTCTGTCACCATCACCACGCGGGGCAGCAGTGGCGGCAGCGCATACCATGGGACACTGGCGATCACCTCCAGTGGAAAGGTATGCAGGAGAAGCCGATAGCGGAGTGCAACCCACTGTTGGGCGCGCGTGAGGAAACGCAACAGCACCTCTTCCTCCGCGCGCAATTGCTGTGGGTCATCTAACAGCGCACTGATACCAGGATACAGGCTACTGGCCGTGCGGACGCCCAGTGGCGCGGGTTGCGTAGGGACGGGCGGGGGTGTTGGGAGCACTGCGGGCACAGGCGGAATCGCGAAGTAAAAATTCCAGGTGGTCTGATCAACGACCGTATAATCGAGCCACACGGGAAGCGAGCCTGGCAGAGTGATGGACACCCGCAAATCACCCAGATCCGCGGTATCATCGGCTGTCAAGGTCGGGCTATAGTGGCCGTAGCCACGATCTACCACAAGCGTCGTCGCGGTGCCCGTGCTAAACGTGCCATCATTACGGCTGAGCTGGATTTCTGTTGGGGCAATCGTCAACCCCGTTTGGATAGTGACACCATTGGCACTGGCAATAAATGGCCCCAGCGTAAGCAAGGTTTGCGTGCCCTGAAGCAAGAGCGGGGTAGCTGACACCCCGGCCAACACGGTATACACCACCTGGGGCACGATGACCACATCGAGCCACACCGCCAGAGCGGTGGGCGCCGTGATGACGATCCGAAGCGTGCCGACAAGCTGCGTATCCGCCACGCTCAGGGGAAAGGCGTAGAACCCTTCATTGAGATAGGTCGCCGTGGAAGACGACGTGCTTGGCATAAAGGGGCCACCGTTGAGACTGAGGCGGCGATCGCTGGGAAGAATCGTCAGGCTGGGTAACACCGTGACGCCATCAACCGTACTGACAAAGGGGCCGGCCTGGAGCGTCGTGAGGGTGCTTTGGGGGATAAGAAATGCCATATTACCGCTCCCGCCGCAGGCGTGTGTAATGGTCGAAGAACACCCGGAGATCGTAGGCGATATGCGCAGCGCCCTCCGCCTGCATCCCAGCCGCTACGGCGAGAGGCGTGGTGCTACCCACAGTCAGTACGTCTGCCCCTAGATAGGCGGTCCCGAACACCAATTGGGAGGCAAATCCAACCCCGCTTGCCTGACTCGTGGCGGTTGCCAGTGTGACCATCCCCGCGATGCGCGTACTCTGGGCACTGACGGCGGCCAACGCCACGCTATACAAATTGGTAAGAACCTGGGGGGCAGCATTTGCCTGGATCGTGCCACTCCCTGACCGGAGCGAACTTGCCGCAGCCGTCGCTTGCGCCTGCTCCCCCGCACTCCCCGTCGCACCCGCAACAAAGGCAACCGCCTGGGCGCTGAGCTGGGCGGTTGCCGCTTCCAGGCTACTCGCCACCTGGGCAGCCGTCGCTTGTGTGAGACTCAGCCCACTGGTGAGCTGACTCGCCAGCGCAATCGCAGCCGCCTGGAGTTGGGCACTCCCTGCACCAAGATTTGTGGGGGCGGTGACGAGCGCGGTAGCCGCTTCCGTGGCTACCGCGGCACGGACTTGACCC